ATAACTTTGCTACGTTGAATCCTTTAGCCCCACCATCTAATACAAACAATGCTTTGTCTGATGGTAATTTAGTTGTCACGGCAACAGCGGCTTCTTGGTCACACGCACCTGCAACATGGGGTCTTCAAAGCGGTCAATGGTACTGGGAAGTTACGACATTAACAGATAGTGCGTTTGTAGGGATGTCTAGTCCCGCAGTAGCTAACTTGTCTGCTAATGCTTTAATGGGATGGGACGATCCTCTTAAAGACGCATATATTTATCAAGCTGACGCAAGTAGTGGGATGGTTAGGCATAACGGCTCTACTCTTACTTCTGGCAAATTAGGAACTCCTGCGGGTACTGTAATTGGGCTTGCTGTTGATATTGATGCAGGAACACTCAAGTTCTACGTTAATAATCAATTGCAATATACAGCTTCTGATGATTTTACAGGATGGTTTCCTGATGCCGCTGTAATTACTAGCGTAGCGTATCGGTACAACTTCGGCCAACAACCATTCAAATACGATCCACCGGAGTAGGAACTAGACATGGCATATTTACCACTCAGCACAGCCAACCTACCCGATCCTGCGATAGACCCTGCACAGGGAAGCAGTCCAGAGGATTACTTTAATGCTTTCACATGGACAGGAACAGGAAACACTGGACGATCTTTTACAGATTTGTCATTCCAACCGGATTTGGTTTGGGCGAAAGACAGAACAAATGCTTATGGTCATGTGTTGTTTGACAGTGTTCGTGGGGCAGGCGCAGATAAAGAATTAGGATCACAATCCACTGGCGCAGAAGGATATGCGTCAACTAGCACATACGATTATCTGAGTTCTTTTGATAGCAATGGCTTTACAAGCACATATTCAGGAAGCAACTTTGCCGCTTACTTTAATAATTCAGGCGATTCCTATGTCGCTTGGAACTGGAAAGCCAACGGCTCTGGTGTATCCAACACAGATGGCTCAATCACTTCAACAGTGAGTGCGAATACGGAGTCTGGGTTTAGTATTGTTAGTTACACTGGTAATGGAAGTAATACAGGAGCGACTGTCGGTCACGGTTTAAGTTCTGCTCCTTCTATGATTGTGTTTAAGAATAGAGATTCCGCTGTTGATTGGGATGTTTTCCATACATCTATTGGTGCTACTAATCGCTTGCATCTGAATACAACAGCCGCATCAGCAACAACAGATGGGTTTAACAACACAGCACCGACAACATCTGTATTCACAGTAAACTTTGGATCAGCTAACGTAAATGCTCCATCAACAGACTACATCGCCTACTGCTTCCACAGCGTCGAAGGCTTCTCAAAGTTTGGCTCATACACTGGCAACGGTAATGCAGATGGCCCATTTGTGTACACAGGGTTTAGGCCGTCTTGGGTGATGTACAAAAGAACGACATCTGCGGGATTCCCGTTAGATTGGCCTATTATAGATAGTATACGAAACCCCACGAATAATGGCAGTAATGATCAAGTACGAGCCAATTTATCAGATGCCGAAAATACTCTACCATTCACAGCCACAGAGTTTTTATCAAATGGTTTTAAGATACGAACAACAGATGGTGGGTGGAATGCTAGTGGAGAAAATTACATCTACATGGCATTTGCCGAAAACCCATTCAAGTATTCAAATGCGAGGTAACAACTAATGTGGACTTATCTAGGTAAAGTCATCAGGGTCGGCAGAGGTTGGACTGATGCCAATGGTGTTAAACATCCTTCAACGTGGAATCGTTGGACAGACGCAGAGAAAACTGCACACGGTCTAGTCTGGGACGCATCGTTACAGCCTGTACCATTCGACAACAGATTCTATTGGAGTGCTGATCTGCCAAAGAACATCAATGATGTAGACGCTGTTGATGAAGACGGCAACGCTATCCTTGATGAAGACGGTGTTCAGGTGGTGACCAAAGGACTCAAGAGCAACGCCATTGCACAGACTAAGGTGACAGCAGGATCACTACTAGCTCCAACAGACTGGATGGTGGTGAAGGCCGCTGAAGTCTCTGGCTACACTGTACCGTCTGCGGTCACTACCTATCGTGCGGCAGTGCGTACAGCCTCTAACACCATTGAGACAGCGATTACTAATGCGGCTGACCATGCGGCGTTTATGGCTCTGTATGATGTACCAGTGGATGCGAATGGTGATCCAACAGGTGATGCTCCTATCAACGATTGGCCTGACGAAATATAATATTCTTGTCACCAATCGCAGGAGCGCACCATGCCACTGATACCTTTAAAAATACCTGCCGGGATTCATAGAGTTGGCACTGACTACGAGTCATCGAATCGGTGGAGGGATGCAAACCTTATCCGATGGGAGGATCAGTCGATGCGTCCTATCGGTGGGTGGGTAGAGCGTAATGACCTTTCTTCAAGTTTTACATCCTCACCAAGAGCGGCACATGTTTGGATTGACAATTCAGGGTCATCCCATCAAGCGTATGGATCTGCTGACGAGTTAATTTACGTCAATGCAGGCGGAGTGGCTTATGACATAACCCCTGCAGGGTTTACGACTGGCAATGAAGACGCGGCGGCAAACCGTGGCTATGGCGGCGGGTTTTACGGCTCAGGCTTATACGGAACTCGGAGACTTGGGGCAAACACATTCCAAGAGGCGGACACTTGGTCTCTTGATAACTACGGTCAAAATTTAGTTGCATGTTCAACATCTGACGGCAAGTTGTATGAATGGGACTTGGATGTCAACGATGACGCGGCACAGATAACTAACTCACCAACATCCTGTAAAGGCATTGTCGTCACAGAAGAGCGGTTTATTTTTGCGCTTCAGGCAGGTGGGAATAGACGCAAAATTTCATGGTGTGATCGTGAAGACAACACACTATGGACAGCGGCGGCAACCAACGAAGCAGGAGATCTTGAGCTACAGACTAGCGGGGAGATCATGTGCGGTGTTCGTATGCGTGGCCGTACACTCATTCTGACCAACGTAGACGCTCACATAGCGACTTACCAAGGCCCGCCATACGTCTATGGCTTTGAGCGCGTTGGGACGGCTTGTGGGACAGTCTCACGCAAATCAGCAGTGGCGATTGATCAGGGCGCATTCTGGATGGGCAACGAAGGCTTCTTTGTCTTTGATGGCTCGATTGCAAAGCGAATGAACTGTGATGTGTTGGATGCTGTTTTTGATGACGTAAACCACAATCAGTTAAGCAAAGCGTTTGCTGTTCACAACTCAGAGCATTCGGAAGTCTGGTGGTTTTACCCGTCAAATGCATCGACAGAAAATGACAGGTATGTTTACTACAATTATATAGACAACTACTGGGGTATTGGGCAGATGGATCGGACATGCGGAACAGACAAGGGCGTGTTCGATAATCCAATATGGGTAGATCCTGATGGCGATACATACAATCATGAAGTGATTGGGGCGTCCCACGGAACGGCCATCCCGTTTTGCGAGTCCGGCCCGATATCATTAGGGAACGGTGACTCTATCATGAAGGTCAACAAGGTGATTGGTGACGAGGCAACTCAGGGTCAGGTTAAGCTACAGTTTAAAACTCGATTCTATCCAAACGAGACAGAGCGCACCTATCCGACAGACAGCACGTTTTACTCACTAAGCACCGCGCCAACATCAGTACGTTTTTCTGGGCGGCAAATGCGCATGCGCGTTACTGCAGACACCAATGGAGGTTTCAGGGTTGGAACGATGCGGGTGAATGCAGAGTCAGGCGGTAGACGATGAGCGAGATACCTCCTCCTCCACATGGGGCCAATTGGTCTGACTGGGGCGAGAGGCTCAACGCATTCCTACAGCGGAACCTGTACCGGCTGAACCAATTGCGCGGTGGCGAATCAGCCGCTGAAAACGGCTACATAGCATGGGATCGTGAGATCGAGCATCCTGTTGTTTCGCTTGATGGCGAGTGGGTTCCACTGGGTTATGGCGCAAATGAGCCAGACCAAGGCTACGGCTACGGTGCTTTTGTAGACTTTAATGATCAAACAGCGTCTACCGTTGATACAGCAACAGCGATCACTTGGGGTACAACTGCATACTCCAATGGAATCAGCGTAGGCACTCCGACAAGCCGTATTGTATTTGCAAACGCGGGCAAGTATTACATCCACTTCACTGCACAACTAAACTCAGCGTCATCGAACGCAAAGACATTCTGGTTCTGGCCACGGGTCAATGGCACAGATGTCACCGGGTCAACAATGCGTATTACCATGCATGACAATGGTGAGGCAAAGACAATCGCAAGGGCGGCAATCTTTGAGGTCAGCGCGGGCGATTATTTAGAAGCGATGTTTGCGGTTGATAGCCTCGACACATCACTTGAAGCGTATGCGGCAGAGTCGTTCTGTCCCGCCGTCCCATCGGTCACCTTGATGGCGAAAAGCGTATGACTGTACTGGCTGAGTATCCCCCAGTCATTCAAGAGCTTGCCCGGTGCAAGGATTGGATTGAGGGTGCGCTACAGTACAGCGGTGGAACCCACACATTTGAGGATGTGTTTCACGGCGTCTTAGAGGGCAGATTCCAACTGTGGCCTAACGAGGAAGCGTGTGCAGTCACAGAGATTGTGGTGTATCCTAGACGCAAAGTTTTACATGTTTTCTTGGCGGGCGGGAACATGGACAAGATTGTTGATATGCAAAAGTCAGCAGAAGAGTGGGGCAAGACCCAAGGCTGTACTGCTATGACGATCGCAGGACGTAAAGGTTGGTCACGAGTGTTGGCCGATCACGGTTACAGAGAACAATTTGTGACTCTCGCAAAGGAGCTAACATGAGCGGTGGTAAAGGCGGAAGCTCTACATCAGCACAAGAAATCCCAGACTGGATGAGACAACCTGCTGAGCGCAACATTGCGCGGGCAGAACAGGCTCAACAGATCGGTTATCAGCCATACTATGGATTAGATGTAGCGGCGATGAACCCAACTCAAATGGCGGCAGGCCAGATGAATGTCGATGCGGCGCAAGCATTCGGCATGGCCCCTCCTAGCCTCACGGCATACCAAGGCATGGCACAACCTGAGATGGTTGGCGGCATGCGCGGGTACTCTTCAGCACCCATGTTTGAACAGTCAGTAGCGGCAGGCGCTCAGGCTGATCCTACGCAGGCGCAAATTTACAACACGTTGTTTGGTGTGGATAAAGGATACTCATAATGGCAGGTGCGGCTTCAGGCGGTATGACCGCTAATCCAATGCAACAAGCGTCTCTGGCGCAACAAGGCGCATTGGCCGGGACAGTGGGTGCAGGCACTACAAACATCGGAACCATTGCAGGCTCTGATATTGCTCAGTACCAAAATCCATATACTCAACAGGTTATTGATGCGACTCAGGCAGATATTTTGCGTGGCGCACAGCAAGGTATTAACCAACTCGACTACCAAGCAGGACGAGCAGGCGCATTCGGTGGTTCACGCCACGGCGTAGCCCTTGGTGAGTTAGGCACTGGCGTAGCACAGCAGTTAGCACAAACATCTGCGGCACAGCGTCAGGCAGGCTTCCAACAAGCGCAGGGCATGGCCCAGTCTGACATCCAGAATCGCTTGGCTCAGGCTAACCTTGGCATGGGTGCGGCACAGCAACTCGCAGGGCTTGGTCAGCAGTCATTCGGCTACGGCACAACAATCGCAGACAGGATGGCTCAACAGGGCGCTCAACAGCAGGCAATGGATCAGGCGCTCATCGATGCGGCTAAGGCTCAATATGCAGGCTACACAGCGGCCCCATCTTCAGGGCTTGGATTTGTCACACAGGCGTTGGGTGCTACGGCAACTCCAACCACTACGACAACGTCCAAGCAACCGGGATTATTCGACTACCTCACATTAGCGGCGACAGCGGCGGGACGATAAATGGCTAGCATCCTTGAAGCTCTAGAAATGGCGCAACAGCGCAACAAAGAGCGTGATGTGATGAACGCTCAGCGTCAGATGCCAATCCTCCCAATCATTGATACTGGAGAGGTTAAGCCAATCGTACTGGATACTGGCGGTGGTGGTGGTGGCCCTGATGTTTATCAGCAGGACATGCGCACAGAGCAAGAAAAGTACAACGATCTTGTTGCGTCAAATAAGTATGCATCAATGGTTCCAGTCATAGGTACTGGGATTGGTCTTTTTAATGATTATCAGATCGATAAAATGGAAAAGGCTAATCCAAGTCTGCGCCCAGAAGACCCATTTTCAGCAAAAGCTCGTGAGCGATTCTCATACGCAGGACGGGTTTCAGGGTATGGTTATCCACAGCAGGAAGGCAAGTACCACACCACTTTATGGGATCGCATCACAGGATATGATCCAACTTACGCTGAGTCTCTTGCTCGCACAGATTACCCAATTCCGACTAACACCCGTAACTACAACACTGGTGATGATGGTGGCGACGACAACGGCGGTATTGGTGGCTACTCACGCGAAAGTCTATCGTTTGATAGTTACAGCCCTTCAGATGATTATGGATACGCATAATGAACATTTTAGAAATGCTCAGCAGTTTCAAAGAAGGTTATCAGGGCGCAACAGAGCCATTGACTAGGAATATGGCTGAGTTTTTTGGTGACACTAAAACCATGATCGATGAGGGCGGAGATGGCACTCAGTATCAGGTTGTAGACAACGATGCGTTCAACAAGCGCATGCAGAATATGGCAGAAGTCTCGGCTAGCTTAGCTAAGATGCCTGCACCCCCATCGGGAGCCATGCGTCCACAGCAGGTTAATAGCTCGCCCGCTCCTGTTATGGGCGCGGCTCCCAACCCTTATGCACCAGTAAACTACGGTACAATGCAGTACGGGCAACAGAGCGGCATCGCACAAGAGCCGACAATGGAACAGATTTTGAAGGCTCTACAGAGTCGAGGTTTATAGGAGTCTATCGTGGCTGTATTAGGTAATCGTGGCACTGGCTTGCTCGACATGATGATTGAAGGTTTTCGCAACCAAGGTCAGGAAGTCATCACTCCATTCAATATGTCACCAGTAGACCGCCAAAGGACTCCGCTTCAGCAGGCAATGAATCGCCCAGAGGTGATGCTGTCACAGCCCGGCGGACAGAACATGGTTACGTTCGATAGAGGACGCACGTTTGACGCAAGCCCAATTCCGCAAGTTCAGGCGGCGGCTCAATCGGCGGCACAACCAATGTCAGCACAGCAACTACGAGCGGCAATGCCTCGCATCACTCCAATGCAGGTAGCCACTGCACAGCCGGAAAGCAACATCCCAGTCAACCGCCTCATCGGCGGCCAACAGACTGAAATGGGCCAAGGCGTAATGCAACCGGGCATGGATCGTGAAAAAATGATGCGCGATGCAAAGGTAGCTAAGGATGTCCTTGAAACTGGCGATGAATCACTGATCGAACGTGCAAAAAGCTACTTTGGCTCTCGTGAGAACATGCTCCGCCTTGCTATGGCATTCAACACAATGCGGTTGGAGCCAGACCAAGGGCTAGCTAGGGCGTTAGGCACTGAGCTAGGTGAAATCCGCAAAACCAAGACATCACAGATGTCCCAAGGTCAGATTGTTAGTTACCTACAGCAAAACGGCTATCCACAGCTTGCTCAGGTTGCGGCACAGAATCCAAACATGGCAAAAACCATTATGGAGCAAGTGCTTCAAAAAGAATTGAAGCCTGCGGCGTCACCTAAATCTTTTGAGCCGATCAAAGACCCAACAACGGGTCAGTTCTCAATACCAGTTTACAATCCTGAGACAAACACAACAGATTTTATTCCAATCGAAGGCGCGGTTGGAGAAACGCCTGCCCAGAAAGGCGAGAGAGAAACTGCTGAAAGGGATCGAGATAGGGATTTGGCTGAGGGGCGGAAAAAAGGTCAGGAGGCATTTAAAAGGGCTAACCTTTACCGTAATGACATTAATTACTTATATCAGGCACTGGAGGCGGCTCAAGATCCAAACACACAGGTTGGATTTTTGAATCAGTATTTGCCTGCGTTCACAAGTTCTACAGAAGCGTTAAGGGAGGCCGGAAACAGGCTCGGTCTTGGCGTTGTGTCATCAGTCACTTTTGGTGCATTAAGTGCATCAGAACTTAGCTTGGCATTGAAGACAGGGCTTGATTTGACGCTACCAAGGGCAGAGTTAATCAAAGCAATCGAGCGTAGAATTGCGGCCCAAGAAAAGCTCTACGAAGAGCTTATGAACGATGCTGAATTGCTTGCGGGCGGTATCGGTGAAAACGAATACACCAGAATAGTTGCAGAGCGTAGACGCCGTAACAAAGCAATCCAAGATAAGTTGCCTGATCTACAACAGAAGATTCCAAGTTTCACTAAAAATGCTTGGAGGCAGTTAAATGCAAATCAGCAGAAGAAACTGCTAGAAAATAACGGAATCGTAGTGGAGTTCGTGCAGTGAGTGTAAATATATCTGGCATGTCGCAGGACGAAGTACGGGCGTTGATCGATGCAGGCATTATCACAGAGCAAGACATCGCTAACCAACTGGGGTCTGTCGCACAGCCACAAGTTGAGACAGCACAACCTGCGTATGAAGACCCGTATGGATTATTGCGAGGCGCAGAGCAAGTTGTAGGCGGTCTGGAAACTGCCCGCACACTAGCGAGCGGTATTGTCGCTGACCCTTTGGCGAAGATTGTTGATATTGCCTCTACTCCATTTGCAGGCGTCGAGAAAGGTACGCAGTATGGTCAAAGCGTCCGCGATACTATGACTCAAATGCCAGTCACGCCAAAAGGCAAGCAGTACGTTGGGCGCACTGCTGAGTTTTTGGCTCCAGTCGGTGAGTTTTTCCAAGGCATAGGCACAGGCATTAAGGCAGGGGTTGAGTCTGCTACCGGAAGTGAAGTCGCAGGCGAGATGACAAAAGATATCGCCTCACTCATTCCTGACATATTAGGCATCAAGATTGGCACAAAGTTAGCCAAACCCATCAGACTTAAAAACCCTGATGGCACACCAACGAAAGAGCTACGCGCATTGTTAGCTCGCCAAGGACTAGAGTACGAAGCACTACGCCCTGAAGTGAAAGCAGGGTTGCCCGCTGTCTACACAGGTTCAGCGAAAGATTTAGCATCATCAACAGCGGCAGGCGAATTTGCGGCAGGCGGAAGACAGGCAGGTCTTGCAGGTGTAACACCAACGGGCAAGGGTGAAATGCCATTCGGCCAAGGTGGAGTGCAGAAAGATCCTGTAGGCATGGAGGCTGTTCGCCAAGGTTGGGAAGAAGGGTTTGTTGCGGCTGTTAAAACGGCTACCCCAACAACTCGGTCTTATATGGATCAGATGCTTCAACAATATCGTGCATTCAGGGCCAACCAAGCATTCGACACTAATTTGCCTCGTCCTTCAGATATTGCCGGAGATGTTGTTGTATCGCGTATTGAGTTCATTAAGAACACTATCGATAACGCAAACAGGGTCAAAGACGACATTGCAACCAATACTTTTGTAGGTCTTCCTGTTGATGTTAACAGGATTGGATCTGCTTTCACTGAGGCTCTACGCCGACAGGGTGTTGAGCTTTTGCCTGACGCAGATGGAGTGGTTAGGGTTCCTGAGTTTAAAGGCTCCAAAATTTCCGTTGATAGGACAGCACAGCGTGTCGTCAAAGACACAATCAAGTTGCTTTCCGAAGCGGGAACTGATGCGGCCTCACTGCATACCCTAAAAGGTCAGCTAGATGCTTTAATCAATTATCGGCGTAGCTCGGCCAATAGGCTGACTCCGGACGGCGAAAAGGTGGTTAAAGCACTGCGTCAAGAAATCAACGCTGTACTGCGCGAAACAAGCCCAGAGTACGCTCGTGCGAACGACATTGTCAGCAAAGGTCTTGATGCCTTTGAGCGGTTTGATGACGCTACAGCAAGCGGCGTTAAGATTTTTGAAGAGACTGCCAACAAGACCATCGGCACTGAGTTACGCAAGGTATTCAGCAACTACACGAATCGAGTTGATATTCAGAACGCGACAGGGAATTTAGAGCAAGTTGCCAAAGATTTTGCGAAAGGCTCTGACAGTCAGGCTGTGATCGAATTGAGCGGTCAAGCAAGAGGCCCAAGGGCTGTCCAAACGCCAGATTTTGATGTGAATGCTTATGACCTAGTGCGTTTCGCTAGCGCACTGGACGACAGGATTAAGCCAGTGGCGCAAAAATCGTTCGGCGGGGAAATGGGTTCTGCTGTAGAGCGCGGGGTAAGACGCGCCGTAGACCCAACTGGAGCAACACCATTTATGGGTGCGGCGGCTGACATCGTTGGTGGTATGCTACGCAGAGGCGAGCCAGTCACTGATGTGAGTGCGCTGAACGTCCTAGAAGAACTTGTGAAAAGGAATGGTCAATGATCGATGAGCAGATGATTGAAGAGATCGTAGATCAGGTTGAAGACGTAGTCGAAGAGATGGACGTTGAGGACAACAACGGCCTCAAGCCCATGACTGATGACGACATTCAGAACATTGCGAGTGACGCTGTCACAGACGCAATTGACTTCATTGAGTCAGAGATCGCTGAAGACCGCATCAAGGCACAACGCTACTTTGATGGCGAGGTTGATATCGGTGAAGAAGAAGGCCGTAGCGGTATCGTAGCCACTAAGGTGCGCGACACTGTACGCAACATCAAACCATCGCTCATGCGCGTATTCTTATCCAATCAGAACTTTGTTCAGTTTGTCCCTCGTAACCCACAGCAAGTACAGCAGGCTGAAACAGCCACTCAATATGTACACTCTGAGTTCACAGAAAAGAACGGCTACCGCCTGATCAACGATGCGTTCCACGATGCATTGCTGAAGAAGGCAGGCGTCCTGAAGGTTTACTGGGACGAGTACACAGACTCAGAGACTTACACCCTGACCAATCTCTCAGAGGCTGAGATGATGGTTGTGGTCAACGATCCAGACGTAGAAGTGCTTGAGCAGGGCATGGAAGCGGCTATGTCGATGGACGAGTTCGGTATGCAGGTTGAGACACCTGTTTACAGCCTGCGTGTAGCTCACTACAAGAAGGGCGGCAAACTGTGTGTTGAGTCAGTACCCCCGGAAGAGTTCTTTGTGTCCCGGTCAGCACGTTCAATCGATGACGCATACTGCGTAGGTCACCGCACAGAAATGCGCGTGTCAGACCTCGTAGCTATGGGTTATGACTTTGAAACAGTGTCCAAGCTATCAGGCATTACAGACTACGACTCAATGGCTGAGGCTGAAGACTTTGAACGCCGTGGCTACGATCAGGTGAAAGAGGAAGACATCCTCGATCCATCGATGAAACAAGTCTCGGTCACTGAAGCCTACATGAAGATGGATGTGGACGGCACAGGCATTGCCCAACTGCACCGCATCCTGATGGGCGGTGGTGACTATCAGTTACTAGACGTAACACCTGTCAACGAGATCCCATTTGCGATCTTTGAGGTAGACCCAGAGCCACACGCATTCTTTGGCCGCTCTGTTGCAGACCTAATCATTGATGATCAGGACGCATCCACAGCGATTCTGCGCGGTGTACTCGATAACATCGCAATGACTAACAACCCACGCACGATGATGGTTGAGGGTCAGGTCAATATTGATGACCTGCTGAACAATGAAATCGGCGGCGTGGTACGGGTCAAGCAACCCGGCGCTATCCAAGAGCTAGCAGTGCCATTTGTGGCCGGGCAGACACTTGGTGCGCTTCAGTATTACGACTCAGTGATCGAGCAGAAGACAGGCGTCTCTCGTGCATCAATGGGTCTCGATCCAGATGCACTACAAAATGCGACAGCGACAGCGGCCAAGCTAACCGTCAACGCGGCGGCAGGGCAGATCGAGGTGATCGCCCGTAACTTGGCAGAAGGCGGTATGACTCGCCTGTTCCGGTTGATGCTGAAGGTCTTGGTTGAGAACAGCCCGGACGAACAGATGATGCGTATTGCAGGTGATCAGTTTGCGCCTATCGATCCACGCTCATGGAACACAGACATGGGCATGTCGGTCAACGTAGGCTTGGGTACTGGCAAGGACGATGAGCGCATTCAGGTGCTTATGCAGACCCTGCAGACCCAAATGCAGATCTGGCAGAACTACGGCCCTACCAACGGCCTAGTCGGCATGACCAACATCCGCAACACACTGGCAGATATCCTCGGCATGGGCGGTGTACGCAACGCTGACAGGTACTATCAGCCAATGGATCAGCAGAAGGAAATGATGCTCATTCAACAGGCGCAGATGATGGCACAGCAGAAGCAAGACCCGAATCAGATGCTAGCGATGGCTCAGGTGCAGGCAGAACAGATCAGGGCGCAGTCTAAGATGCAGTCTGATCAACTGAAGGCACAGCTAGACGCACAGAAGGCACTGGCGGCAGATGACCGTGAGCGCGATAAGATGGATCAGGACTTGCTCGTCAAGGCGGCAGAAGTCATTGGCAAGTATGGAACAGCGGTAGACGTAGAGCGCATCAAGGCAATGCAGGCAGAGCCAAGGTACGCAGACTTAGCACCGACTGAGGCAATACCACAATCGAGGTTCTAATGAATCCAAAAGAGCGGGCGCAAAATTTGAGACGTATCGTGAATGACGATGCGTTTAAGGATTTGATGGCAGGCGTCAAAGAAGTGCAAAGTGCTGTATTTTTAGACAGTTCTGCTACCATTGAGGAAATCCAAAAGGCACACCATGTGATACAGGGCGTGGCTTGGATTGAGAGGTACATCGTATCGGTGCTAGACGCTGAAAAAGTGTACGACAAAAAGCAAAAGTAACGGAGACACTGTACCGTGGAAACGACAGAATCCAATACAGGGCCGATGGACATAGAGTCGGCGGTTGACCTGATGGTTCAACCAGAAGAAACAACTGAAGAAGTTGAGGAAGTCGCAGAGGCTGAGTTAGAGCAACCTGAAGAGGACTCTTACGATGACGCTGATGACGATGATGAAGACGCTGACGTTGAAGACGTCGATGAATCTGAAGTTGAAGAGACTGATGATGAAGACGACGAGGATTACGAAGACGCAGAAGAAGACGATGAGTCTGAAGACCCTACTGAAGATGTCCATACCGTAAAGGTAGACGGCGAAGAAAAGCAGGTAACTCTAGATGAACTCAAGCGTAGTTATTCTGGTCAGCAGTACATCCAGAAGGGGATGCAACAGGCCGCTGAGGTAAAGAAACAAGCCGAAGAAGCCTATTACGCCCTTATGCGCGAACGCGAGAGTGTTCAGACATTGGTACAACAAGCGCAGTCAGGGGTTAACCTGATTCCGCCTGCGGAGCCAGATAGCGCGATGTTTGAGAATGACCCGCTTGGGTACATGGAAGCTAAGATCCAGTACGACAATCAGGTCAAAGAGTACAACGCAAATGCGGAGAAGTTTCAGGAAGTCCTTAACAGGCAGTCTGAGGCAGAGCAAATCGCACGAGCAGAGTACGCCAGACAGGAAGCGAACAAACTGGTTGAGGTAATCCCAGAGCTAGCTGACGCCGGGAAGGCAAGCAAGTTCAAGGAAAGCATCATGAAGGCCGCATCTCACTATGGGTACAGCCCAGAAGAGGTAGCCGCAATATCATCATCAAGGGACTTTGTCGTCCTGCGGGATGCGATGCGGTGGCAAGAACTACAGGCAGGCAAGGAAACGGTGAAGAAGAAGGTGAACAAAGCGCCTCCTATCAAAGCCGGAGCCAAGAAAGTGCGAACCAATGGTGACAAGTCTCGTAAGGCGCAGGAAAAACTGAAGAGGTCAGGTAGCATCGATGATGCACTGGCACTGATCGTTAATAGCTAAAACTTGAGGTAACTTATCATGGCTCAGCCAACAAACACATTCGATTCATACGATGCAAACGGCATCCGCGAAGACCTATCCGATGTGATCACAAACATCTCACCGGAGACCACTCCGCTGTACTCAGCTTGCAAAAAAGCTAAGGCAACCAACACCTTACATGAATGGCAAACGGACGCTTTACGTTCATCTGCGGCGAATGCCCACGTTGAAGGGGACGCGACAGCCGCTGAAGCTCGTACTGCGACAACTCGCCTAACTAACCGGACTCAGATCTTCAAGAACGCAGTCACAGTTCCTGATACTGATGAAGGTCTGGATAAGGCCGGACGCGCCAAGGAGATCGGCTATCAAGTATTGAAGGTAGCTAAAGAGCAGAAGCTCGATATTGAAAAGGCATTGTTCGACAACAACGCGGCAGTAGCAGGCAACTCTACTACAGCCCGTGAGCTTGCAGGTCTTGGTGCGTGGGTTGCCACAAACACAGACCACGGCGCTAACGAAGGCGCTGATCCTACTGGTGACGGCTCTGACGCCCGTACTGACGAGACTACTACTTTAGTAGCATTTTCACAGACTCGTTTTGACTCAGTGATGCAGAGTATCTGGACTGAAGGGGGAATTCCCAATTCTGTATACCTCTCGCCATTCCAGATGAACAAGGCGCTAGCGTTTGATGGTAACAACAATCAGCGTTCGCAAATCTCTGCAGAAGCAGGCAAGGTCTCTAACTACATGGCGGTCTATTTGACTCCTTGGGGTGAAGTGACTTTCGTACCTTCTCGTGAGAACCGTTCGCGTGACGTTTACATCCTTCAGGATGACATGTGGGAAGTTGGAGTATTGCGTCCTACTAAGAACGTAGCGTTGGCGAAAACCGGAGATAATTCTACACGTCAGGTAACCACTGAATTGACACTGATCTGCCGGAATGAAGCCGCTTCAGGCGGTGTGTTCGACTGCACAGTTTCTTAATAGAAACAACCAAGGAGGGGGCTACGGCCCCTTCCTGCTTACTAAGGAAAAGACATGGCAAAATGTATAGTCACATCTAGTACGGTGCGTATCGCAGGTCAGAAGTATCGACGCGGCGACATCGTTGAAGTAGCAAACCCTGATGAATTTGGTACTCGCCTGCAAGTTATGCCTGAAGTGAAGGTTGAGGAAAAGCCAAAGCCAGTTCGTAAGCCACGAGCAAAGAAGGCGTAACGGTATGCAGATTGGCGAGCAATGGTTTTATGACGAACAAAACAAGAAGTGGGTACAAAAAAAGACCCACGACTGGTCTTTCGGCATTGAGCATGCAAAGAACCTGTCAGAGACCCACGGCGGAGTCGTAGGGGAAAGCAGGCTTGTTGGCACAATTCCTATGGCGCTCATCAATGAGTGGTGCAAGGAAGCGGGTGTCAAATGGGACGACACAAAGGCTAGAGAGCAAGTCGTCAAACGTAAAATTCTTTCGGGCGATTTCGACAAGTTTCGGGTTTGGAAAGGAAAATACTGAGATGGATAAGCGTACAGCGGCATCGGCACATAAGCGCATCGATAGCATTGAGGTTCGATTAGAGGCTCATGAGGCCGTGTGTGGCGAGCGTTGGAAGGAAACCATCCTACGAATAAAACGAATTGAGGGCGTGATGATAGCGGCGGCAGGGAGCATCATAGCGATGCTTGTTGCCATCCTGATGAAGGTGACC